AAAGGAAACAACAAAATGAAAACAGTAGACATCGACGGCAACCCGTTCCTGCTCAACCTCAACAACTCCGCAGACGTCTACGATACAGTCGTCGACGCAACACTGCGAAACGTGCGACTTGATCAAGGCGTTATTGACGCTATCGGGTACGCAATGTATCGTGACCGTCGCGGCGGCAACCTCGATTATCTCTGGGGTAACGAGGAGTTCATGAAGTGCCTTGACTGGCAGATGGGGATTTGAGAGGAATGAAACAAATGCTAACCATCAAAGAAGCAGCCGAATATTTGGGAGTGTCACAACAAACCGTGCGCACCCTCATCAAAAACGGCTACCTGACAGCGGTACGGATTGGCCCGAAGATTATCCGAATCAACGCGGCTGAACTGGCAAGCATCGGAGACGAACTATGAAAGTTATTTCATGCGGCACGCTTCAACTATTGGAAGCGGCACACACTGACGTCCGCAACTTGGACAAGTTTCATCTGACGGATGAACAGCGCGAAGTAATACAAGACTATGCGCAACGGTACGAAAAAATCTGCACACTCATAGCGGATGGCGTTATTACTGTCGTTCACGCTGATCATACACACAGGGAGGAAATAGCATGATCCGGAAGAAAGATTTATGGGAGACGATTGAACGCTTGGAGTCTGAGCGTGACGATCTTGTGGCTGAGAATAAACGGCTCGTGGCTAAGAACACTGAGCTGCTGTTGCAGACGGAAACGCAACGGCTGAACGCAAAACTGAACCGGATGGCGAAGTGGGAATATCGTGAGTCCGACTGAAGCCTGGATGCAGGAGCTGGAGCGTGACATTGCTGAAACGGAACGCAACCGCATCATCCGTATTCTGCTGGAGGATTGCACCTGCCAGTATGACCGTGGCGAACTGGTAGAGGTTTGCACCGCACACAACATTGTCGAGATTATTCGGGAGCATAGTGAGTGACCGTCATCTGGAGTGGGAGCCGATGGACTACTACTCGAAAGGCCGCGAAGCCGGCATGCAGATTGAGCATGAACGCATCATGGCTATCTTAACGGAAAGGTATCAAGACCTCGCCTGGTGCGGTAAAGACGACCGCTGTCATTTGTATGCTCGTGGCTTGCTGTTGGGTATTAGCGACGTGGATGAAGCTCACGCGAACAAGATAGGGGTGACTGATGAGTGACGAACTAGAACGGTCGTTTAGGTATGGCTGGGTGGCTGGCATGGACGCCTACCGGCAAAGACTCCTCGGGAAGCTACGGCCACACATGCACCGCGAAAACGGCGACGCCTTCCTAAGCATTGAGTGGCGTGAACTGTTGGAAATATTGAGAGGTATCAAATGAGCCTGCTCGCGCTCACACCATTCCACATATATCCGCCCATGTTTGGCGGTGCGGAACGCTGCTGGAACCTCCTGAGCCGCATCGGGCCAGTCGACATCATCGCTTTGAACTGGGAGGAGCAAAGCATGATCGGCAACTATGGTGACGTCAGATACCATCTCATCGCGGCAGACGATAAAGCAATGGAGCAAGCAAAGAAACTACAGGCAAACGGCATCCGCACCTATGACCCGATGCCTGCACTCTGCTCCAAGAACCTCACCACTATCCGGAAAGCTATCGACGCGGTAGACCCTGATCTTGTGATTCTCGAACATCCCTGGCTAGTCGACCTCATCGACGGCAGACCCTACATCCTCGACGAACACAACTTCGAAACGTTTAACACCGGCTCCCAATATGGAACTAACTCATACGACTACCAGCTAGTCAAAGACATCGAGAAGCATGCGATACAACAGGCCGAGCATGTCACCTATTGCAGTAAAGCCGACGCGGAAATGATCCAACAATCCATCGGCTTCCATTCAGGTGCAACACTTATCCCCAATGGGGTAACACTTCCCACCGAAACGGCTCACGGCAACACCCGAAACCTTATCTTCATCGGTTCCGCATACCAACCCAACGTCGACGCCGCACAACGCCTCATCAACATTGCACACCAACTCCCTGACTACACCATTCAGATACTTGGACAATGCGCCTACTTTTTACGCACAGACGCTCCCAACGTGCAACTCATTGGCCCAGTAGATGATGACACAATGCACCACCACTTCGTCAACGCGCACGCATTCATCAACCTCGTAACACACGGATCTGGAACACACCTAAAAATCGGTCGCGCACTCGCCTACGGAATACCAGTACTCACAACACCGACAGGAGGCAGAGGCTACAACAACATCATCCACTGTGATGAACGCAACATCCCCGACACCCTCAACCGACTCAACTGGCAACAACAACACCACAAAGCACTCCAAGAAGCAGCACTACTCGACTGGGATATTATCGGCAAACGATTCAAGGAGACAATCCATGAACACCTGTGACCACTGCGGACAACAACGCAACATCCTATTCCGACACCCAACCGTAACCGGAAACTACTGCGCAGTCTGCAAAGACAAACTCAGCCTTCCCCCAACCACACCAAACCGTGTCATCCGATGATCCGCAAACCATGCATCGAATGCGGCCAACTCACCAACGGCGGCACACGATGCGAACAACACCAACAACTTCTTGACCAACGCAAAGAAGCCAAACGCAACACCCCCCAACGGCAAGCCTACAAACGCCAGATGTACGGCCCCTACTACCGCCGCCAACGCAAGGCCATCATCGCATCAGCAACCATCTGCGGAATCTGCAACAAACCATTCAAGCCCGACGATCGTATAGAGGCAGACCACATCTACCCCGGGCAGCCCACCTCCCCACTCCAGGCAGTGCATCGACTCTGCAACCAGAAGCGAGGAGCCAAACCATTATGAAACATTCGAACATTTATTCGATAAGGCAAACCTAACCACAACATCTAGTGCCATATGCCGCCCTCCACAACAACGGGGGGCGGGTTTTTTTCTCATAAATCTAGGGCGCGTCACCCCTCAGCGCAGTCTTTTGTGCGTACCCGCGAAATTATTGGTTTTGCTACTAGATGTAGTGGTAGGATTTTGAGCATGAAAGTTGAATCCGTGTTGGTTTCTGAGTTGGTGCTTGATCCTGCGAATGCGCGTAAGCATTCGGGGAAGAATCTTGATGCTATTGCTGGTTCGTTGCGTGAGTTTGGGCAGCGTAAGCCGATTGTTGTGACTGCGGCTGGTGTTGTGGTTGCTGGGAATGGCACGTTGGAGGCGGCGCGTTCTTTGGGTTGGGAGCGTATTGATGTTGTGCGTGTTCCTGCGGATTGGTCGGCTGATCAGGTTAAGGCTTTTGCGTTGGCTGATAATCGGACGGCTGAGTTGGCGGAGTGGAATCCGGAGGTGTTGTCGGCTCAGTTGCTTGATCTTGGTGAGGCTGGTTTTGATATTAAAGCGTTAGGTTTTGATGTCGATAATGCAAGCGTGGAAAGTGAGTCATTGGAGGAATCGATTGTTGAGCCACCTGTTGAACCGGTTACGCGATTGGGAGATATCTGGTTATTGGGTAATCATCGGCTAATGTGCGGTGATTCTTTTGAGAGAAGTTCAATAGAACGCTTGATGAATGGTGATAAAGCGGACATGGTATTTACAGATCCGCCTTATGGTATGGCACTCGATACGGACTATACAAAGATGGGTTCTGGAGGACGAAAACACAATGCAGTGATTAACGACAACCAGCAGTTCGACGCTTCGCTAATTTTAAATGTGTTTGATTATTGTAAAGAGATTTTTTTGTGGGGGGCAGATTATTATGTTGAAACTTTGGGGCGCAAATATCCTAATCTTGGGAGCTGGATTATTTGGGATAAATATAGTGATGAAAGAATTGGTTTGTTGGATGGCAGATTTGGCAGCACTTTTGAAACCTGTTGGTCAAAATCAGCACATAAACGAGAGATTGCACGAGTACTTGTAACGACTAATTACACTGCTCGGGGTGATGAGACTCGTGTTCATCCCACTCAAAAACCTGTCGCATTAGCTGAGTGGTTTATTGAGCGATGGGGTAAAGCGGCAAATATTATTGTGGATTTGTTTGCTGGTTCTGGTTTTACAATTATGGCTTGTGAGCGCATGGATAAATCGTGCTATGCGATGGAGTTTGATCCGAAATATTGTGACGTTATTGTTCAGCGCTGGGAGGCTTTTACGGGTAAGAAGGCGGTGCTTGAAAATGCCAGCAGGTAGACCACCTAAGCCTATCGAAATGAAACGTCAAGAAGGCAACCCTGGAAAACGTAAACTACCCGATGAGAAAAATATTGTACTTATGCAACAAGTCGATACGATACCGGAACCAACTAGACCGCTTCTCAAATATGGAACTGAACTTTGGGAACGCATTTGGGGGATGGGTGCTACTTGGATTTCAGACAAGACCGATATTGAGTTGCTGATGATGACGTGCGAGATGATTGATGAGCGTTGGAATCTTCGCATTAAGGTTATGCAGTCGGATGATGCGAAGTTGCGTCGTGGTTTGCGTGAGTTGGATAAGCAGATTGTTTCTAGTTTGTCGTTGCTTGGGTTTACTCCTGCTGATCGTGCTCGGCTTGGTTGGGCAGAGGTGAAGGCTAAGTCGAAGCTGGAGGAGTTGTTGGCGAAGAAGTCGCGTGATGGATAGTTGGCCTCCGGCGCTTCTTACTCCGGTTCCGGCTGAGGCTGTTGAGGCTGGGGATGGTTGGCGTGCCGCTGAGTTTGCGGAACTGTTTGGCACTATCGGTAAGGATGGTATTGCCGGTAAGACGGGTGAGGCGTTACGGTTGCGGGATTGGCAGAAGGCGCTACTGGATCATCTGTTTGCCCGTGACGAGAATGGCGGCTTGTTGGCTCAGACGGCGTTGATTGGTATGCCGCGTAAGAATGGTAAGAGTGCTTTGGCGTCTGCAGCGATTGGTTTGTATTCGCTGATTGCTGAGGGTATTGATGGCGGTGAAGTTATCGCGGTCGCGGCTGAGAAAGATCAAGCCAGGATTGTGTTTAATGAGGCTAAGCGCATGATTGAGGGCAGTGAGCTGTCGGAAATTGTAACGGTATATAAAGACTCTTTATATGTGCCGGCGACGCATTCCGTGTTCAAGGTGGTTTCGGCTGAAGCATATTCGAAAGAAGGTTTGAACCCTAGCCGCGTGATTATGGATGAGTTGCATGCTCACAAGAATCGTGACCTGTTTGACGTGTTCTCTCTCGCTATGGGTAACCGTGGCAAGATTGGTCAGCTCGTGGCGATTACGACGGCTGGTGTGAAGTCTGATTCTACGGGTAAGGATTCTATAGCCTACGGGTTGTATCAGTACGGTAAGAAGGTTGCGTCTGGTGAGGTTGTGGATCCGTCGTTTTTTATGGCGTGGTGGGAGGCTGATGCTGACGCGGATCATCGTGACCCGGAGACGTGGCGTGCAGCGAATCCTGGTTTTGATGATCTTGTTTCGGCTGCCGATTTTGAGTCTGCGGTGCGGCGTACTCCGGAGCCTGAGTTTCGTACGAAGCGGTTGAATCAGTGGGTTTCGTCGGCTGAGGCGTGGCTGCCGACTGGTGCTTGGGCGGCTCGCGAGGATGTGT